GTCGCCTGACACGGTTTCTATGGCAAGTTGTCCGTCATGCCAACGCTTCACTCCCATGTCACCCAAGGTATAGTTTCGCGTCTTGAACTTCCCTGCCACCGCAGTGGTCGTGGTGGCGGAGGTACTGCCTATGGTTCTTCCCGAATCATCCAATCCCGCGTTTTCCTCCATCAAGAACCATCCCTTCGGGTTCACTGCGAACAATCTGAGCTTTTCGGGACTGGAGCCATACGGCATGACCACGAATTTCTCTATCGTGAAGCCGCTTGGAAAAGTGTCTTTGCTCACCCATGCCTGCAACAAGGCGTCGTAAACGAATACAGTGGTGGGCTTCGTTTCGTCATTCAAGGGAACCGCGATATAGTATTTGTTGTCAAAGAATATGCCAGTTGCAGTGGCTATCGCGTTCTCGTTGAAGTTCACGTTGTCGAACTCCGATTGTATGGGGCGACTCAACGGAATGGATTCGCCCTGTACCTTTGAAATTGCTATGCCCAATCCTTTGGCGGGATCCACTCCGGGCGATACGACGTACACTCCCTTGTCGCTGAGAAAATAGGTTTGCGGTCCGCTTTGCGCTATGCTCTCCCTCGCCACGCACCCGTGTTCCCTCGTAATCTCGAAGTGACCACTCGCGCTAGTTTGCTGAATGTTCGAAATCAAATGGACGGAATGCCTCAAAAAGCAAAGCAACTGGTTGTCTTGGTACGGTATGGCTCCTACAAAATGATCGGCTGATCCGAAATTCAAGTAAAACTCCGACTCGGTGGGCGTTACGTTATTTTCGGTGAGCAGGTCGCTCGCCACTATGGTTTGCGCTCCCGTCTTGGAAGTAGTGGGCGTTGCCGTGGTAGGCGGTTGACTCACTATCATTCTATTCCGAAAGTATATACCGAAGTCAGACGAGGGAAGCGGGTCACCCGATCCGCTTGCGGAAGAACTCAATGACTCGAACTTGCTGTTCACGTCACTGCCCGTTGCGGCAGTGTTGCCATCCCATGCAAGCGGTCTTGAACCCAAGCGAAACAAATATACCTTGTTGAACGCTTGCGTAATCATCGGGTTAAGTCCGTCTATCATCACCGACTGCACCGTATGGGTTCCAGAACCATCGCTCGAAAAGGTTTTCACGGTGCCTGACAACGCATTCGCCAAGGTAGTCGCGAACTTTATGTCATTCGTGGCGGAGTCTATTATATAATATGTGGTGTCAGCCGCCAAGTCGGTGGGCAATGCTCCGCTCGTGGTGAGTTGCACTGGGTCGCCCACTTGAAACTTGTGCGAACTAATCGTGAACTTGTTGTTGCTGTTGTCCACCGAGCCTGATGCGCAAGTGGCGCTGTAATATGCAACGTTCAAGCCACTCGTGTTGTCCTTGCTCCAAATGATTGCCTTGGTCTTCGTCGCGGCAACCAACCAGTTCTTGTTGTCATCGTCAGGGTCGCTGTAAGTACCGCTCGCAAAGATTTGTTCCGTGTCTTCCGCATAAGTCAGGGTGACGGAACCCGCTAGAAAATCCAATCCCTTGCGCACTTCTATTCTATCTCCCGTCATACGAACGTTTTCAGCGGTTTGCACCATGCCTTTCTCCAATGACGATGGTTCGTCATAGGTATTCCATCCTACGAAAACAGGATCGCCGTCAGGCGCAATGGGGTCATCCATTTCCCCTAACTGACGATAAGGACTCATACGCTCGCCACGAAAATCTCCATGTCACAAGACGCCGTGTCTGCGTCTGCCGTTACGTTTACCAAATCACCGAGAGATACCGTCAAGCCACCCCCCGCTATGCCGTCCATCGTATCGACTACGCCACCCGCGTTGTCACCGGGATATATGAAGCTATGCCCCGCATCCACCTTGATGGCGAACTCGTCGTCATTTTCGTTCTTGAAGGTCAATACTATGAAATTGGTGTCATCCAAGTTGGTGAACCGCATGTAACGAACGTCACCCTCTAGAAAAGTTCCAGAACTAATCGCTGACGCATGAAATGCAATGACCTCCGCCTCGGTGGTAGTAACCGTCACGATGCGCTTCGATACCTCGTTCACCGAAGCAATCGTCTTCGTGTTCGTGGCGCCTTGCTCCACACCGTTTAGTTCTATGCTCTCCTTGACGGTGAGCGTGAGTGTTGCAGCAGTAATCGTACTGGTCATGATTTATTTCTCCGCAATTTTTTCAGCAAGTCGCTGTATTTCCTTGTGCGTCGTATTTTCCAACGCGCTTATCTTGTCGTAAATTTTTCTGGCGTCACCGCGCCTGTCTTCGTCAGCCTTCAAAAGCCCTTGGTGGTTTTCCTCGACCCGCTTGCGCCACTCCTTGTCCGCGACGTTGTTCTTTCCTATGTCCACTATGGCTGATGACAATCGCGTGTTCAATTCATCGAGATCACCCTCGACCCCCTCTATGCGGGCATGTTCTTTCTTCAATGCCCACGCAATGACTGCGATAACCACGCCCGCCGCCAATACGATATAGTCGCTATACTCACTCAACACCTCGTCCCCCTTTCGAGATCAAGTGACTTTCTATGCGGGCAATGGCATCCTTCATCTCCTCTATATGAGCGAACAAAGTGCGATTGGTGGCTTCCGCTCCGCCCTTTGCCTCGGCGAAACGTATGCTCAATTTATTCAAATCCAACGCGGAACGCCTTATGTCGGCAGCTTGCGTTTTCCATAAATAACTCAATACGCCCATCGCACCTATCAGTATAAGCTCGATGATGCCTATGTCCACACCTTCCATCATTTGATTAGCTCAAGTATGAGAAATACGGTGATTGCCAGACCAATGACTACAAGCGAGCGACCTCGCTTGTCTAGCTTGGTGAACTCATGTATCAGTTTTTTCAGAATTTCCATTGGAATGCTTCTTGTGAATGTATCTTGTGTAGATAATTGGAATCAAGTTCCAGAGTACCAAAAATATGAGGCATAGCTTCACGAATCCGATCACTCCGTCTATTGCCTCGTCCACGAAACCTTTCTGTTTGCCCGTTGCCGCAGCCAACATGCCCTCCACGTCACCTCGACTGATTGCCGTGATGGTGTCCTTTGCGTCCTGCAATTCCTCGTCACCTGCCAAGAGTTGCCCAGTCGCGGCTCCCGCTCCCGCTCCGATTGCTCCGCCCAATGGCCCGATAACGCTCCCCGCGCCGCCCCCTATGACTGCGCCCGCCGTGGGATACAACGCCCTAAAGGAACATCCGCAAAGGAATAGCAAGGATATGGCGAACAGGTAGTTCATTCAAGGAAGTGGTGCGTCTTGTATCCAATCAGGATCGTAAGCTATTTCGCCTGTCACCAAATGATCGGTACGCCATTGGCAGTTCGCTCCCGTTTCGATTGGCAAAATCCATTTGTTCGCATGTTCTGGATGGTCGGAACGCACTTGTTCTTCATCACAGTATTTCGTGGTTCCGCCAGTTGGAATGCCAAGAGCCGTTTCCAAGTTGTTCTTGGCGGTAGTCCAGCCGCTCTTGGTGGAATAAAGTTTAGCGTGGGTCGTAGTCATTATATATCGTACTTCGCCTTCAAGTAATCGAAGACCGTGTTCGTTTCTCCGCCAGTCAGATCATCCGATCCATCGACTTCAGCGCTCAAAGTGCTGTTGAATATCATGAACTCTGGAAGTTCGGTGGTATTGGCTACTCGGTGACCACCACCATATTGCGCTCCTAGCGTTAAAGCGGCATTGAAAAGATTCATGTCCCCCGATTCAGTTGCGGTATAAGCTACGGAATATCTTCTTTTTCCAACCACCCCGGCGTGTGATGCGTAAAAATAGTCGGTGCCAGACGCATCGAAGTTCCAACAAATTATCCAATCTCCCGTTGCAAAGGATGGTCCTGCGGAAACATATCCTGCAGGCGTTGCCACGTAATAACTCCACTTTGAACCATATGGGCCGTATGCATCCATCTTCCATATCCCCACAGAATCATCTGCGCTTCCGCTATATTTGATTGAAGCGCTTGTTGACGGGACATGCATTACCATAAACAAGGTGGTGGGAGAAGTAAGTGTCCCCGCATCGAGCATGGGGGCTTTCTGAAGCCAGTCGCCTCCATCGAAAACAATGGTCTTACCTCCGTCAAAGTTTGCCGAAGTCGCCTCAAAGGTAGGTTGCTTTGTTGCGATGCCTTGGTCGATGGTATAGTCACCGACTCTACTTCCCCAACTCTCTATGGTTTGCCCATCAGTCGCCAAGGTGGTTCCCGTGTTATAAACCTTCTGAGCCGCGTCGAAGTGCAAAATGGGAGTGGTGTCTATTCCATAATCATCGTCGAGGTCGTATTCATAGGACACCCCTCCTCCTCCCGCAGTAGCGGCGGCGAAAGCCCCACCCCTGCTTCGCGCTAAGATAGGTAGCGACATCGCCTTACTCGATGGTTATGCCGATGCGCATCGTGATACCTGATGCGGTATGGGTAGGCGTGGCGCTTCCGCGCAACACTCCGCCTACGTATATCTTGTCATCGGTGCTGACAAAAGGTATCGGCGCAAA